CTACTTAATCTTAATTTTCTGCCCCACATAAATGAGGTTAGCGTTCTTGATACCATTATCCTTAGCAAGCTTCGCAACAGTGGTCTTGTACCTCTTAGCGATAGCAGAGAGCGTGTCTCCACGCTTCACAGTGTACGTCACTGTCTTCTTGGTGGAGCTTGTAGTCGGCTTGCTAGTCGGTCTGATAGCCTGCTTCTTGAAGCCGTTTAAGCCTGCTGTCTTGATCTTCGCAGGATAGTCCACATAGCAGATATCCATATCAACATTGCCGCTGATACCGCTGACCCTTCCAGTGGAGCTGTACTGCCACATACCATAAGTACCGCCGTAGTTGCAGCGTGAGCCGTACTCAGCGACCCACAGAGCGTATCTCTTAGCAACGTAGGCAGATATGTACTGCTGTAAAGGCGAACGGCTGATATACAGTCCTGCCCAGTAGCCTGCGTGTTCAAGTGCATTGCAGAAAGTCTTGACAAGGCTGTTGCAAAATGCTCTGCCCTTTGCGAACTGTGAACGCTCCTCGAGGTCAAAGTATATCGGATACTCAAACGTCTTGCCCTTGATAGCGTTGATACAAGTTTGAGCCTCTGCCTTTGCTTCCACAACAGTTGCCGCATAACTGTACCAGTAAGCACCAACCTTTAGCCCTGCCGCCTTTGCAGCCTTGTAGTTTTTCTCAAAATATGGGTCTTTCTGATTAGCATACTTGCCGAAGCCTGCACGAATGATAACGAAATCGACCCCCGAAGCCTTGACCTTCTTGAAGTCAACGCTCTGCTGATACTGCGAAACGTCAATGCCCTTAAATGTCTTTGCCATAAAATTACTTCCTTTCTAAATCTTCGATGCGGTGGTTTGCGACCTTTATCTGTTCAGCGACCACCGCATAATCCTGTTCCAGCTTATAGGTGCGAGCAATAACACTGTTGTGCTTGTCCACACGCTCAGACAGCTTGTCTATCTTGTACTCGATAAGTTTTTGGCTATCATACTGCGCCTGTTGCATAGTCTTACGGCTGTTAGATGCTATGACAAGCTGACACACTACTGCCGAAGCAGCTGTTATCAGTGCAACTATGATCGCTTCCGTCATTCATCATCACCCGACCTTTTCTTTGCACTCTGTGTGCCAAAGTAGAACGATATCACCACAGTAAACACCGTGATGAACTGCTCTGCTGAGATCGTGCGGCGAAGTGCCAGCACGCAAAACACCGCTGTCAAGAACAGCGTTACAATGGACTTTACATCAATGAGTTTCGCTAACTTCTGCTTCATGGTATACCTCCTTTGTTATCATCTCATACTCCTCAACCGTGATCCACTTGCCGACGGCGGTGTGTACCATAGCAACCGACCACAAACGGCTGTCATAGTATCTCTTGACCTTTGCATAGTTTTTACTCATCACCGCTCACCTCATTCAGCTCAACACCGTTCAGCATAGCCAAAAAATCGACGTTTGCCTTTATTCTGTCTATCTCAGTGACTTTGGGCTTGCAAAAATTGTCTTCCGTCAGCCCCAGCTTCTCGACCATCTTTTTCTGCAACTCCGTCATACGCTACCTCCTACTTCACTCAGTTTTACGATATACTCTTCCTCTGACGGCACTGGTATCCGATAACTGTCATTGCTGTTTTTGAACGTGATTGAACCGCCTGCTTCGACTTCGACGTTTCGCAGGAAATCCTCTGTTAGCAGGTCAGAAATATCGGTGACGATTGGTGTTTCTAGTTCGTAGTACAGAATTACACCCTGCATTGCCTTTTTAAATGCGGTGGCATCAGGGTAGGCTGTATCTTTGACCTGAATCTGTGAAACTACGGTAACTCCGTCTATTGTGAGTGTTTTATCGACAAATACATTGGAACTTCTCGCAACTGTTCTATATTTACTGCACAATGCATTATAAACTGTTGTTCCAAATACACCTAGATATTTAAAATTGAGATGTTTCGCAGGTGCGTAGAAATGATGTCCAACAGCGGAAGTCGTGTTAAATTCCCAATCCAGCGTTCCCAAGTCAACGCTGCTCACACATTGCACATATTTCTTGTTCTCATAGTCCACATAGTTTCGTGCCGTTCCTGCTGACCAGCCATAGCCAGGCAGATTGCGGATTGCCTCTGGAATTTGGTAGGCGGTCTGATAGAATGGAGAATAATTGGTAGCGGTATCACCATTTTCTAGCTGAACGTCATAAACCATAAGCATTATGGTGCACAGTGACACAAAATCAGTAGTTGCTACGAACGTAGCTACTGCCTGATATTCTGCGTTTGCCGCATAACCTACTTCTGATTTTATCAGCGAACTATCATGTGCGTATGATGTGTTTTTTCCTTTCTGTAGTGACCAACGCAAACCGCCTTGATTAGCTCCACTTGATTTTACTTTGAATGACAGCGTATATTTACTGCCGACAACAGTCGGAATATTTAAGACAGTTGTCAATAATTGTTTCGTGTAAATAACACCATTTTCAATCTTGCTTACATTCGCCCCATGGTAAATTTTGTCGGTGTAGTCAAACAAATTCTTTCCTTGCTCCACAACGCTCTCCGTGCCTGCGCTGACAATCTCACCGTCAATGACCTCAGAATGACCGCCTATTGACTTCACACTCATCAGCTTACCGCCTGTAGGCACTGCTTTCTGATATGCCGTATCTGTATCAGTTTCAAACCGGTGTGTGATACCCTGACCAATGGAATACAGTGCGTCCACACGCCTTTGCAGTTCCTTGTCCGTTAGTTTCACGTTAGCTATTTCAGCAGTATTCTCGGCTATCTTCCCGACAGCCGTCACATAATCATCAGGCAAACTATCAGCTATGGATTGTGCTTTCTGTGCAGCTGTTTCAGCAGCTGTTCTGTCCTCTGCAACCTTAGCGGCATGGTCTGCCACTGTAGCCTTGTCGGCTGTCACCTGTTCTGCCAACGTCTGCACCGCCTGCCTGTCTGCTGCAGTGCTGTCAGCGCAGTTTTTGGCGGTTTTAGCATAGCCTGCCGTTATAGTCTTATCAGCTTCGGTCTGCTGCGCCGATGTAGATGCTTGGGCTGCGGATATTTTAGCGTTATTCTGTGCAGCGACCGCCTGCTGACGTGCGGTTTCTGCACTCTGCCTTGCAGTGTCTGCCTGTGTTGCGGACATTTCAGCCGCTGTCTTTGCGGTTTCCGCACGGCTTGCCGCCTGCGTTGCCGTATCGGCTGATTTCTCTGCGGCTGTGGCAGATTTTTTTGCGTTTTCAGCCGCTGTAGTAGCCGTTTCTGCGGCGGTGACAGCTGTCTGCATATCTGCGTGCGCCTGCCTGCCTATGGCATCTATGCGGTCTAACGCATCCATAGCCACGTCAGGTGACGGCACAGCATTATCACCGATAGCTGCACCTATTCTCAGGCGGAAAATTCGTGATTTTTTAACCAGTATGTATTCCTGCCCTGAAAGTTTTTTCGCACATATCTGACACGAAACTGTCTGCGCTGAACGCAGTATATCAGCCGTTGGTGTCCACTGTCCGCCTGTGATATCGACCTCGTACTGAACGCCGTCGCCGTAGTCTATCGTTAGCACATAGCGGTCTGCGCCGTCTATCTCCATGCCCTCGACAGACACAGGACGGGCATTAGTTTCACCGACATAGCCCAGCAATGCAGTGTTCAGTGTTACGTCATAATCTGCATTTAATGTTATCGTCATTTAATCACCCCTCTTTACTCTATTGCAATGTAGTCAACATAGTATGTTCCTGTTGGAACGGTTTCCAATGTTGGCCCGTTATTAGCTCCCATGCAGACACTCATATAGTATGACGTTCCTGACCCATAAACGTGGGTGCAGTAGTTCTGATATGGTGTTGGTGTGTCTGTCTGCCGTAGCGTTGCTATTACCTGTTTAGGTGCAAAGGTCAGTCCAAGCGGTATCTGCATCAATGGATTCGCTTTCGTCATCTTGTATTCCACAGTGCCATAGTGTATCTTGCCGGCTCGGCTCAGTATTTCATCGATTTCCTCACCTGCGTGTTGCATAGGATAGTCATTTTCTGTGATGTCTTGTGTCAATGTCAAATTTTCATCAGCCATTATCTCACCCCCTTAAAGCTGTTCTTCTACCGACAAACCTACCGCCGAAATATCAGCACTCAGTCCGCCGTCAAAGGTAAATCCTAAATTCGTTATTGGTATGTCATAGCTGTCTGCGCCGTTGGTGTAGGTCACCACGTCACCTATGTCGAAACGTGGGTCACCAAGTCTGTGGTACAATTCGGTAGTGTACCACGAAAAACCTCCTATCCTGCGCCACAGAGATTGTAGCAAAGACTCTGTCATGTATGGATTTTCAAACTCTAGCACACGTCCCTGTGTTGTATCTGTCACACCAAGCGACAACGTTACATCATCACTCACTTTGCAGATAATGCCCACGATAGCGTTCTGCCTTTCTGACAGTGTTGGCAGGTCTATCGTATTGTTATCCAATGTTTTCACAGACTTGCCATACCACTTTCGGACGTACTTTCCGTACCTGTCAACATACCCGAACTGTCCCTGAGCTGAGGCAAGGTAAGACAGCATTTGCCGCATGGTCACGTCCTTTGGCACTGAGCTGACCTTGAAATAGAAATACTTTGAGTACAGCACCTTGCCGTTCTTATCTATCAGCCTTCTGCCGTTCTTGTCACGCAGTAGTCGCACCTCTGTATAATCATTGCCGTTCTGCAAGCCAAGCTGTCTGCAAATGTCGTCTTCAACGGCTTTATTCCAGTTTGGCATAGGGATATGCGGCACATATGGTTTATCCGAAAAGTACAGTCTGTCCGCCATTGTCAGCTGAACGCTGCCGCCCGACTTTTTTGACTTCACGCAGGTGAAACGTCCCATTGGTATTTTTTCGTCGCCAAGTATGCCGCTAGTTTCGTAGTCTACGAGATACAGATATGTGTCATACTCTTTACCAAGAAACGCTGTTTCAGTGTCACTTATGGTCATGTTCCACGATTGCGAACACACGGCACCCAGCTCGATATCATCGGAAAGGCTTGTTGCCTGCGTGGAGCTATCAGCTGACATAATGCTGTCGCCTGATATAATGCCCTCTGCATTCTCTATCCACAAACGCCAAGTACGGCAATAGCTCTCAATACGCTGTGCCACAAGCTCCCCTGTTTTGTACATTCAAACGCCCCCTTACTGCATTATCAAGTCCACCGCAACGCCTTTGCAGAACTGCTTGTTCTCGTCCCAGCCAAAAACCTCATAAGTTGGGTCGCCTGCGTAAACGTCAAAAGTGCTTTCCTGAAATGTCTCATCAAGGAGCGTGATACTGAAAAACGGACTGTCAACGTTGGAGATATACTCATTGAGTTTTGCCGTCTCCTCGCCTGTGAGATGATACCATTTCAACGTGACAGTTTTCTTTATGGCTCTTATATCGCCCACCATTTTGCAGTTAGCCGTCCGCCCTGCATTGTTCGACCATATCTTGTTGTTTGTAAAGCTCACTTCCGCAGGTGTGGCGACCCTTTCGCTTCCGAATATAAGTCCTCTGCTTTTCATTTTCTGCACCTCCTATGCCCTTATGGGCGACCTGCCGTTGCGCTTGATATAGTCGTTGATATCATCAATAACTATCTGTGTAATAGTCCTGCCATTGAGCGTAAGCGGTATGGTAACGCTTATCTTCTGATTTCCGCCTGCTCCGCCGTATGACACAAGAGCCTGCAAAACAGCCTGCGTGATAGTATCAAGCGGTGCCTCGATATTCGTGCCACGCTTCTGATCGCCCAGAACTGCAAGGAATTCAGAGTTCGGCGGTATTACTGCACCTTGGGCAAGTTTGGGTATTTCGGGGATATCAATTTGGCTTAGGTCAAAGCCAAATGTCTGACCGCCAAGATCACCGGGAAGCCAATCAGGTGTTGTGAAGCTCAGCTCGTTTATGCCGTCGATTATCCAATTCAAAGCGTCCTCAACTGCACCTGTCAGACCATTTATAAGCCCGATTATCAAATTAATAGGTGTTTTTGCTATGTCAACAAGTGCGTCCCATACGCCTTTGAAAATCTTCTTTACACCCTGCCAAGCTTTTTTCCAATCACCGGTGAACACTCCCGCTATGAACAGCACAACGCCTTTAAGTGCTGAAATGATGTTCTTCACGGCGTCAATTATATTGCTTATGACATTGCCCACTATCTTTATTATCTTACCAAGCACACTGCTGACTATCGGTCCGAGTATGCTCACAAGCCAGTTCACAACAGGTGCTATGGCTTTGTTGTAAATGCTCAGAACGCTTGTGATAAGTGTTCCAACAAAGTCGAGAAACTCATCAAGCAGAGGTTTCAAGTGCTCCGTCCAAACGCTGTCAGCCACGTCCATGAGCTTGTCAAACACAGGTTTCAAGACTGTTTCCCACAGGTTGAGGAATACGTTCTTTGTGGTGGTTATACCCTCGTTTATGCCGTCAAATATAGGCTGTCCCCACTCGTTCCAAAAGTCTGAAATGCTCTGCCAAGTATCGCACCACAGTGTTTTCAAGGCGTTCAACACAGGTTGTGCAACGCCGTTCCACAAGGTATCGAAGATCTCTTTTATGTTGTCAAACAGTACGCCTAGCGTGTTCCATACCTGCGTGCCAAAATCCGCCATTAGGGGTAATCCTACAGTGAGGAAGTTTTGCAGTATAGGGAACACTGCCACATTCCAGATATCAGAAAACACCTTGTTGAAGCTGTCAAAAAGTCCTATGCCTATCTTGCCAAGCGTGCTGAAAGCGGTCTGCATAAGCGGTGTAAAATCGTTTATAAAATAAGCTTTGAGCGGCTCGGAAAGCGACTTTATATCGCTGAAAACTCCGCCGAGTATCTGAACAAGTTCAATGCTCTCTCTTTCAAGTCCGCTCCATATATCGGCGAAAATAGGCTTAAAATTCTTATCAAGATAGTCTGCAAGCTTTTCAAACTGAGTTCTCACTGATGTGAAAAAGTCAGACAGCTTTTTATCTGCCTTACCCGTATCCACCTCAACGCTAGTCCCGGAAGGCTGCATTATCTCCCCAGCTCCGCTGACCCCAGTGCTGTCTGACTTGCTCTCATCATTCAGCTTGTTCATCTGGTCAAAGCTTGCAAGAGAGCCTTCCTGTGCCTCCTGAGCCTGCTGTGCATTGTCGGCTATATCGCTGTAATTATCCGCCGCCTGAGAGGTGCTTTTCACTATGCTTTGAGCCTTGTCTGCACTGTTGCTTAGTTCAAAACCGAACGCCTCTGAAAGTGCCCTCGCTGCCCCCTGTGCCAAAGCTATGAGCTGTGAAAGCAGACTGTTTATCGCCTTGACAGCAGGCAGAAGAACGTTCATCAGCACAGTGCCGATAGTTGCTCCGAACTCTTTCCATTGTTCAGAAAGTATTCTTGTCTGGTTTGCCCAGCTGTCAGAAGTCTTTGCAAAGTCCCCCTGAGCAAGAGCCGTCTGTGACATAACGTAGTTGTATCTCAGCTGGACTTTTTCAGCCTGCGACATATCAGCAGTTGACTTCGTTATACCCTTTGAAAGCGCATACGCCTGCAAGTTGGCGTCCGTCATAACGATACCGAACTGTTTGAGGGTCTCAGTTTCGCCTGTAAAAATTGATTTCAGCGCCGTGCTTGCCACGTCCTGACCGACATTATAAAATGACGCCATATCCGCCGACAGCCCTGTAAGAGCCATAGCCATATCGCTTGCACTGTCATTGGCAAGCCCCATTCCTGCCGCCATAGCCATGAAGTTTGAGCCTGTCTGTTTTGCGGTGAGCTTTGAAATGCCATAGGTCTTAACAGCCGTGTCAGCGAAGTCCTCCATTTTCTGCTTGGACTCTCCGAAAGCCGTGTCAACAACGTTCTGAACTTCCGCAAGATCTGAGGCTGTTTCTATTGACTGCCTGCCGAAGTCCACAAGCTTCTTGACGGAGAATGCAGCCGTCACAGCCATTGCAAGGCTTTTAAGCTTTGGCTTGATATCCCCCACCATATCAGAAAGGCTTTTCAAGCCCTTTTCAAAGCCCTCGCTGTTTATGTTGGTGTCAAAATTCAAGCACCCGTCAGCCATTGTCATTCACCTCCCGTCAGTTGTTTCAAAAACTCTTTGTCCTCGTTTTCAGCCCTCTGCTCTTCTGCTGAGAGCTTTCGTTTAAGGTCTATCATATTGCAGTGGTTTCTGTAAAACTCCTGCTCGTATTTTTCAAGCTTTTTGCCCTTGTTAAGCTTTTGCCGTATGCCTATAACAGACGAAAAAAGCCCCTCGCCTATCTCATTGAAATAGCCAAGAAAAGTCCACCAATGAAGATATTTTACCGTCCTCGTTTCAAAGCCTGCCGCCTTGTTCACCGCAGGAAAAATAATACTCTCATCCTGCTCCCAATCAATAGTCTTTGCAGGCTGAACGCTCTCCTGGGGAACATCTCCACCGCCCACAAACCAATAAGCCTTGTTGACAGCCTCCTGCAAATGCTCTCGTGGGATATCCTCAGCGTAAAGGCATTTAAGACACACATAGCACTTTTCACGCTCGTCAAGTTCAGGGTCTGCAAAGGCTGAATAGATCTGCAGGATTACTCGAAAATCCGAGCGTATGGCATACTCTCTGCCGTCTATTTCAAGGGCTGTTGGCAAACTGCCTATCATTTCAGCAACTCCCTGAGCAGAGCCTTTTTGTCCTCGTCAGAAAGCTCCGCCACGTTGACCGCAGGCTGAGCAATATGTTGATGAGCGATAACAGGTGCGGTGTACTTCTCCACCTTTTCTTCAAGCTTTATCTGAGCCGCCGTCTGTGCTGACTTTATCTCCTGCACCACCACCACAAGAAGCGCTTCAAGGAAGTTCACAAGCACAGGCTTGCCGTTTGAAGCCACAGAGAACACGTTCACGCTTCCGAGCGCCGCCGTACACACATCGCTTCCAAATATGTCATTGACCATTTCTCTTGCACGCTGGTCATACTCTTTGAGAAGCTGAGTTCTGTCCTCATTCTTCTCACGTTCTGACACTTCTTCTGCGATATTGTCAGCCTTGCTCATAGCGTCCTGTATCCTAGTGATGATACCAACGTCTGACACGTTTATCCTTATCACTCTGTTCTCGTCACCGTTTATAGCGTACTCTTTGTAATTGCCGCTGTTAAAATTTATTGACTGCATTGACATTTCTATCGTCCTTTCTGTATTATGGCAAACAAAAAGCACTCCACTCTGAACGAAGTGCTTTCATATGTTTGTCATATAGTTTATTCTTCCGTAGTCTTTGCAAACGTTGGCACGCCTGCCGCAAAAGTGACAGAGCCTTTCACTCTGTTTCCTGCAAAGGTGCAGTTGAACGGGATATTTACGCCACCCTGCGGTCCGCCATAAGACTGCGGCTTGACTATGACATCTTCCGTCCATGCGTCATACGCACCTGTGGTCTTGTCAACGATGACCTCAAGCACGCTTGTCTTGCAGGCGTCACCGGTAAGACGATTCATCATGATATCCTTGAGCTTTTCGTAAAGTGCGTCACCGGGCTTTGCATAGAATGTGTCAAGGTCGAACTCAGGCTCATAGCCGTTGTCCTCAACTGTGGTTTCATCAAGGATATTCTTCTTTGTGGAAGTGTCAGGGTTGAGTGCCACACTTGCGTCCTCAACGTCCTTGCCGAGAAGATACCAGCTTGGTGATGAGGCGACCGCTGCGAATGTAGTGTCAAGATAATGCAGAAGATGGCTTCTGTTGAGCTTTCCGCTCTTGTATGAATAATCAGGCATATGTTTTCCTCCTTTTATATCTGATACTGTGCCGCTATCTGCAACTGATACTGCACAGTATCGTTTGTGTTTTCGTTTGGTATTGCATATATCATTCCGTTTGCACAGGTGAGCTTTTCAAGAACGCCTGTTCTTTCCTCGTCCTCTGTTATGGTAGTGAACGTGGTATCTCTATGCTTGTCTGCATAGCTTTCAAGCCACATCTGCAATTCAAGCAGCACGCCGCTGTTTGACATTCTGTCAAAGTCATTCATAGATTGATACACCGCATAGAGAATGAAGTTATGCTGTCTTGTCTGACCGCCCAGAATATCAGAGCTTATAAGGCTGTCGCCTGTCGAGGACAAGCCATAATTGGTTGGCGTATCGTCGGTAAAGTCGATATGGATATCGTTGCAAACCTCCGATATTTTTGGAAACTGCTGCAAGATATCTTTCACAAGCTCGATTATGTTCATTTCGCTTTGCCTCCCATTATCGCCGCCGCTCCTCTGAGTATCTGCTGTTTCTTGTCGGCTTTCATTCGCTCAAACCAAAGCTTACCGGCAAGTGGCTCTTTAAAAGTGCTGTAAACAAGGTCTTTGTCCGTCAGCACTTTCTTTTCACCCTGTCGGGCGTAAGACGAGCCTGTAACAGAGGATACCATAAGCTTGCCGTAATACTGATAGCGTGCGTAAGGTGCAAGATACTGTATCTTGCCGCTGCCTATTTTTGTGCCTCTCGTGGCAGACTTTCTCAGATTAGTGCTGAGGGTAGGTGTATACTTCACCATATGCCTTATGCACTCGGCGTCAATGAACTTTTGAGCCTTATCAAAGCGTTCTGAATACTTGCCTGCAAAGGACTTATCCCAAGTGATAGCCCTGCTGTCCATAGGCTGACCTATCTTCATTTCACGCTCACCTCCATATGTGGCAGACCGCCGAACATATAATCATCAATGCTCATTACCGTAACAAAGTCATACTCCTCACGGAACATTTTCATGCTCTCAGATATGCTCTGCGGCGTTTGATTATCAAACTCAAACTCGCATTTTCCTTTTACAAGCATATCCTTTGCAGGGGTTTTCGGTGCATTATCGTCATAGAAATACACCCTTGTGCTGTCTGAGGTCTGCATACCGCTTTTCACGATACTTCCCGACTTATTCTCACACCAGTAAACTTTCTCTGCATACTTCCGCACAAATCCCTCTGTCTGCTTGTCAAAAAGATACACCGTGCAATCGCTGTTTGCAAGCATTTACCTCACCCCTCTGTAAAGCAGCCCTGTTCCGCTGAGCCATTTGTACACGATATCGTGAACGGCTCTGTCAGCGTTCTGCCTGCGGATATCTGAGCTTTCATATGACTTTGACCAACCCCCGACGCTTTCGGAAGATACCCCCTGAGTGCCGCCCTCCTGCTCTGCCTTGAAAATATTCTCCGCAAGCTCGCAGCAGCACATTTTCACTTCTTCGGGGATATCGTTCTCGTCAACGTTGTCAAGGGTATATTGCTTCATAAGGCTTGTGGCTTGCATTGCATAGAAATCAAAAGCGGCAGATATGTCAGGCTCTTTGCCGCAAAGATAAACGCCTATATAATAGTTCTCGCTTGCATATGCTTTCATACTGCCGCACCTCTTTACTTCTTGAATCTTGCAAGCACTACCTTTGACTGGTCTGAAATAGCCACAGTGTAATGCTTGTCAGCAGATATATCTGTGCAGCGCTTTGTGCTTCTTCTCTCTGTTTCAACGTTGGTGTCACGCTTGAGGTAGATAGTCAGAGCTGATGTTTCGTCCTCTGTTTCAGTATCAGCGTTGAGCTTGATGATAGGGCATATGTAGAAAGTGCCAGCCTTGACAGCGGCGTTCTTTACAACATAGTCACCCACCTTTGGAGCGTAACCCTCTGCACAAGGCGTTACTGAGCCGAGCTTTATCTGTGAAGCAGTTGGTGAAGCTGTGCTGTCCGCAACAACTTCCTTTGCACCCTCTGCATCGCTGTCAACTCTCACATACTGTTCTGGGATAGCCTCGTTAAGTGAAACTTTCTTTGACGGAACGATACGGCAGTTCGCTATTTTGCCTATCTCGCCTGTCATGACCACATTGCCGTCATACTTATCGGCTGAAATGAAGTTCGGGTCCTTTCTAAGCTGTGAGTTCTGATGAGGATTAATAAACATAGCCTTTTCGGTGTTCAGCTCCTCATTGAACTTGTCAACAGCGTCAACAATGCCGCTGTAAGAGATAGCAGAAGCCGAGCCGTCATAGATGAGCTGAGCTTTCATGAGTGCGTCCATGCTGTCTGCGTCCACCTTAGAAGCGATAGACATTGCAAGCTGTGAAGTCGCCTGACCCGCAGGATTGCCATAGCCGCTGAGAAGAGCCTCGTCGGTTATCTCCACCGCTTTCATGGCTTTCTTTACCTTAGCCTGAGTGGAGTCTGTTTCAAGCTTGACAGTTTCGGCTTCAACGCCCTCTGCAACATCAACTGCGTCGCCTATATACTTGTACTGCGGCACTGTGATAGTGTCGCCAGGCACGCCAACGAGTGTTCTGTCTATCTTCGCAAAGGGAGATACAGTTATCTTAGACTCTATCTTTGCGTCGATCATATCACTCATTACCTCAGGGTCGATAAGGTCGGTGATCTTTGTCTGCTCTGCGAAATACTGCATAGAAATTCTAATGCCATTTGTCATTTTCATAATATCCTATCCTTTCAACTGTTCGTATTTTTCGGGGTCTGTTCGTTTAAGTTCCAGCCTCTGCATATACCCCATTTTCGCAAAGGTTTCCTTGCTCACTTCACCTGCGGCAGGTGTCCCTGTGGGAGCAACCGGGTTCTTGATAGGCTCGGAACTTTCAAAAAGATAATCGTTTTCTTTCTTCACGTTCTCGATAGCCGTCTTGATATCCTCAGCCTGATTTTTGGAAGCTTTGAGAGTTTCCACATCAAGCAAAGCTTTAAGAGCCTTGACGTTTCTTGCCTTGCTTGCCGAGATAGCGTTATCAAGGGTAGCGTCAAACTCCATATCAGATATCTTCGCCTGATACTCGGTATCTTTCTTAGCAAGGTCAGCGGTGAGCTGTGCAACTTTGCCGTTAAGCTCCTTGACGTCCACGCCCTCAAATTCTTTGAGAGAGTTCTGTGCGGTATCAAGACTGTCCTTATAGTTATCACGCTCCACCTCAAGGCGGCTTTTCACCTTTTCAAACTCAGCCACAGTCTTATAATTCTCTGCCACCTGTTTTGTGATGTCCTGTTTCTTGTCCTCAGGGATAACGATACCCAGAGCGGCAAGGATCTCAAAAATGTTTTTCATATGTTTGTCCTTTCTACATAGCTTATATACCGCTCTGTCTGCGGTGTGAAAGTCTGACAGTTTAACGTCATATCAAGGACGAAATGGTATGAAAAAAGCACCCGTTAAGGTGCTTAGTTCCGATATTTGGGTATAAAAATACCGCCCGACATTAGTCAAGCGGTAAAATTATCATTTGAAATACTCTGTAAGTTCAACTTCTGAATCAATGTACACAGCGTCAATATAATAACTGTTGTGTACGATTATCTTCTTTCCGTTTAATTCATATATCTGCGTTTGTGAGCCGTCAACATCTGTCAGCATATCGGACCGTTCAATGCCTGGAATATGCTTTTCCAATGCTGCACATTGCTTTTCAAAAATTTCTTTGTCCGCAGCCGTGCAAATATTGTATTCATATTTTTTCATTGCTGATCATCCAATCCATACCTTTTATCTACTGATCTTCGTGTTTTTACAGCGGTCTTCAAAGTGTCTGCTATAGCTTCTTCTCTGCTCATGTTTTTTCGTACCATTTTATTTGATACCAAGTCTTCAAAAGAAATGATAGGTTCGGTCTGGTCAAGGGTTTTACGAGCTTTTTGATCTTCCATTAACTCTCTTGCCTGAAAGCGATACTTGTTACGCAGTTCACAAGCTTGTCTTGCCTGTTCTTCAATAGACTTGCTTTTGTCGATAAGCTGAGGGATATTTTTGTTATGGTGTCTGTACCACTTTCGCACGTCTATATCAGACATCTTACCTTTCATATCAATTATATCACTATAATCTTTTTGCGTCAAGTCTATCTTGGTTTTTCCCACCCCGATATTCCCCAGTCCGTCGGCGTTCACACGCTCTCTCTGCTGAGGCAGGCCCATTGCTTTTGAAAACCTTGTATACTCTTGGGAAGTGCCACGATATCGGCAGCGTGCGTTGATGATATCCTCCTCGTCTGTACCTGCCTCTTCAAGAAGATGTATCTTCTGTCGCTGAGCTCTCATTGCAGTTTCAAGCTTTCTTTGTCGCTGTAAAGCCTCATACTTTGTGTACTCTTTATCACCGTACTTAACAGGCTTGTTCTCCTCTGCATTCATCTGTGCAAGCTCCTCATCTGTATAGGAACGCTCAGATATGCCGGGGATAAAGGGGTAATAATCGTGATAGCAATTCGCTCCGCACAGACCTGTCACAGTACCAAGACCGCAGATAGTTTCAAGTTCTTTTTTGCTGTAGACCTTGCCCTGCCATTCTTGATGAGAGGGTCTTGCTCCGCTGTGCCAAGTGACTTCAAAATAGTCCGTGCCAAGCTCTTTGGCGTTGTCCTCATTCATTTTTGCGGTTAGCTGTGAAAGCCCTGTCATCACCGAACGCCTTGCGGCTACGTCTGCTCTGTTGCTCCAGCCTGTGGCATAGTCCACAGTGCGAAGACCTGAGTTCGTCATATCCGAAATGACTTTCTTTATGATCGTGTTATAGTCGAACGCTCCGCTTGCTATGCCCATTATGGCGTTGTCAAGACTCTGCTGATAGAAGTCTGCCGCCTGCGTGAATTTAAGTTTGCCGTCAGGCTGTTTTACTGCAAATCCGAGTGACTGAGATATGTTTTTAAGCTCCCCCGAAGTCTGCTCCGATACAGCCGACAGCAGCCTTTGCAGGCCCTCATTTTCTTCAAGGGGTATCCGTGTCTTGCCTTTGGTCTTGTATATGCTATCGTCCCATTCATAGCCTTTTTGTAGGATATCATTGTACAGCTCTTTTATCTCAGCTTTGGAGAGGTCAAGGTTATCGGCTATGGCTTTCTTTATCTCACGCTTGCTCATTCCAAGCTCGTGAAGCCTGTATATCTGCCAATCCGCCGAACGTGTTATCTCGCCGTTTATCTTTATCCTACGGACGATATCCTCCATTATCTGCATTTCAAGGTCACGCAGGGGCTTGTCAAGAACCATTGAAACTCGCTCTATCTCGCTTGCTTTGAGCATTATTCTATAACCTCTGCGGTGCTGTCGGAGGTCATTTTCTTAGCCGTTTCCTCGTCCTCACCATACCATTTCATTCGGTATTCCCACAGTGGCATAATGCCCATAGAAACGTCCTGACGATCGCTTGCACGCTTTGTTTCATCATCAGCAAGGATACTGTCCTCAAAGTTCACAGACAGCTCATAACCGCTTTGAGTAAGCCCATTATAAAACGCCAGCGAATAGCAGAGGTCTTCAAGGCAGACACGGAGATTATTCTGTATCGCCGTGACAGTATCGAACTTTCTCTGCTTTGAGGACTTTATCTCCGTTGCCGTCTTATCAACTGTCTGAGGGTTTGAGATATCACCATAGGACAGCCCCACAGCAAACTCTATCTCACGCTTGTATTCTTCAAGACCTGCGATAAAATCAGCCTGCCTTAACTGCGGTGAGAACTCGTGATAAAAGTCACCGCTCGTGCCAGCTGACACGTTTACCCCTCTGAAAAGCCGTTCATTGAGCTTTGGCATTTCTGCACGCTTCTTACCTGTGAACGGGTCTGTCACAGGTCTTAACACAGCCTCGTCAACGTCTATTGCACGCTCTCCTGATTCAAACTCCCAATCGAGCCTGCCAAACTGGATATCAGCTTTTCTTATGACTTCTTCCGCCCCTGCGAACACCGATACTCCTGAATGTGAACCGTCAACTGTATTGTCGATAGGATTGACATAATAGCCAAAAGAGGGTCGCAGCATAAGAGGATAGGCTATCTTAGGGATAAGCTCCGCCCACTCTGAAACAGCCGTGAGAGGTATCTCAGCACCAAGAGACACGCCGTCATTGGAGCGAAAAGCCCTGTTTGTGATAGTCAGCCCTTTTTCATAGTCCAGAGCGTGGTATTCAAGCCTTATGCGGTAATCATTATCGCCCATGCGTTTTATCTCAGGGAAAATGACCTTTATAAGCCTGCCGTTCACGTCATACTCCACAGGAATGAACTGCGACTGCGGAACATACTGCACCTTATCAGTACCCAACGGCTTTATTATCATTGCTCCTGTTGCAAGACCTCTTTGCAGATTTTTGTTGAGGTTTTCAAGGGCGTTTTTCATTATGGCATCAAGCTTATCGTTGGAAACTTTCAGGGTCATTTCATTGATAGCCGTGTTTGCAAACTCCCTCACAACAGCGTGTTCAAGCCGCAGAGAGTGAACTCCCTTGGGTGCTGCATTACCTGCATACATTCTATCCCACTTGTCAATAGCTCTTATCATACTGTCCGTCACGGCGATATCAATGCCGTAAACGCCCTTTATATCTGACTTTGAAAGCATTCTGCTTATCCACTCCCTTATTTTTGAAATAATGCCCATAGCTTACTGACCCCGCCTTTTCCATACTCTTTCCATTGCATACCGAACGGCGTCGATAACGTGGTCATTGCCGTCGGGATAGCCGCTTATAACGTTGCCCTCTTTATCCCTGTCATACTCGCAGTTGATGAACTCCTCGCAAGCCACAGGACAACGCTTGTTATCTATAACGATACTTCGCAGAGATTGCAGCCACTTATATGAATACTCCCTGCTGTTAGGACCTTTCTCTGCACCTCTTGCAAGCAAGCCATATGCTCTGTAATCCTCAACAGACTTATTCTCTGCGCTGTCGCAGGTGATAAGATCGTTTGCCGTGATACCAAGCTCCAGCAAATGCTTTGCGGTATCAATGTTCTTTGTCTTGTTGCAGGTGTACTCCTGCCATATGAACAGCGTGTGCTGAGCAGGGGCATAATGCACTCTGACAAAAGCGTAAAGGTCGGGATACCAGCCCCAGTCAACGCCGTTATAGATGTTATCGAACTGTGCTATCTCGCCGTCGGTAATCTCTCTTATGAGGACGTTATCGAAAACATTTCCGCCCGTGCCGTTTGCAACGCCCATATACTCGTTCTCATAGGCAGTGGGATTGGTTTCTTTGAGAAATTCAGCGTCATCAAGGAAAGGCTTGCCAAGCCACTTTTTCGGCACAGTTAGATAAGTGCTTTCGGTAACGAGTCTGTCCGTTCTCGGCACTTTGATGTACTTATTCGCCCAGTTCTGAGCCGACTTCGGAGGGTTGAAAGACTTGAACTTATATGCTTTCTCGCCGCCTCTTATAACAGACTGTTCTATCGTTCGCACAGCTTCTTCACCGCCGAACTGGTCAAGCTCCTCAAACCACACGATGCCGATATAGCCAAAAGGCGGCTTGATAGACTTCATCTTGTACGGGTCATCAGCACCACGAAAGTATATTTTCTGTCCTGTTGAAATGCGTGTGATCTCAAGGGGCGACTTTGTGCAGGCAAACTCATCATCAAGACCAAGTGCAGATATTGCCCAGAGTATCTGAGAATAAACGCTGTCTTTAAGAGTATTCGCCACAGCACGCAGGACGCAGGCGTGCATATTCTCGTTCTTCATCAGCAGGTCGATAACGTTCAGACCGCAGAATGAAGATTTAGTCGAACCACGTCCGCCAGGGAAAACATACTCGGAATGTTCCTGCTCTGCAATATCGAACAGGACAGGCGAGAACGTAGGAGCGACAAGGCTCGCAGGGATACCGCTGTACGCCTTATCAGGCATAGAAACAGGCTCAAGCTTTTGTTTTTCAAGCCTGAGCCTTGCGTTATCGTATTTTATCTTATGCTTGAGCATATCGTCATCACGGATAATGTCACGCAGCTCTTTCACCGCCGCAACGTCCCCTTGCTTAGCCCTTGCCATAAGAGCCGCATTCACAAGCAGCATATTATTTATGAAGTCGGGGTCAAGGCTGTTAAGGTCAATGCCCTGCTCCACGAGAAACTCATAGTCCGCCCTGGTATTGGCAGGCTGTTCAAGCAGGAAGTCCATTACCTGCTTCATAGTCTTTTTACGCCTGCGGACTTCGCCTGATTTTTTACCGCCTTTTGCACCATTTTTTCGAGCTTCACTCGAGCTTGGAACTATTAAATTCTGTTCATTCGGCATTCACCTCACCTCGGTTTTTTTTGTTGTTTTGGGATATAAAAAGAACTGCCACATTGTTGTAGCAGTTCGTAAGATTATTTTTTGTCAATGATATAATTTAATTCATCAGCAGATAAGTTCGTTGAATAAATACCTTTTTCTTTATCCTTTGTAACTTCATAAAATCTTTCAAGCATTTCTTCATACCTAGGCAATATGTTCCAATGGCTATTAAACTCACAATTTTCAAATTCCTCAAACTTGTGATTATTTTTCACAAGCCATTTAGCGTAAACATAATGTTCTGTTTCTTCATTTCCGTCAAAGCCTCTGAACATATAGTCTTCACGATCTAGGCCTGTCACATCTTCAAGATTGTCAAAAGAGAAGACCATACGTCTAAACATACCTAAAATTTCATACACTTTTTCGGAAACTGATTGTGGCACTTCAAACAACGACGGACCTATATCGTCATATTCATATTCAAACCCCTGTGCGAGAATGTCTTGATATATCTCATATTGTTCAGCGTTATCAGTATCAAGGCGTTTAAGTATCTCATACTGATTAAAAAGTATTATTCTGTCTTTTCTGCTAAGTTCCATTTTAGAACCTCCTTTTGTTCATTTTCTATATATTAGCATATAAAGCATAAAATATCAAGGTTATAAACAAAAATTCTCCCTACTGCACAAAATCATTTTGCCTTTTTTATGCAATACTTCAAGTTTTCGACATTTATGAACTTTTTACGACACAACGCAAAAGCGACCGCAAAATGCAGCCGCTATGTTATTTCTTTCCAAGCTTTATGAGCTTGTCGTTTGCTGTTGTCTTACCTCGCAATACGAGTCCATCTTTACCGATCGTGCCGTGATGAGTCTTCGTTCTTTGATAAATATCATTTTTATCTGCTGATTGCATTCTGCCGCCATGAACTTTTTGAACAGTGGTTGCTCTTGAGTATTCAAACGAGATAGAACCGTCACCCTGCTTTTTAAAAACAGGTTTTGAATATCCATTTTTTTTAGCAACATTTTCGAAACGTTTCATAACTGTTCGTTGCTCTGACGTTGTACCACTAGCAACACCTATTCCGCTCGAACTTCCTCTACCACCCATTTATCCTGGCTCCTTTCCATTTATCCTGAAACGCTTTTATGTGTACAATATTCCCCTTGCATTCGTCTGGAACATTGCCGTAAAACAATATAGTTTCCGGTCTAAGTTTTTCGCACATAACCTCATAACCTGATATGAATGCGGCTTTTGCAGCATTGTCATTCTGTGTTCCTATAGATGATACTGCCACCGTGCCACCCTTAGGTTCTCCGTCAAAACACCATTTGAATGACTTTTCGTCGCTCCAACATATAGTTGGAATAACTTCAATTCCGTTATCTTCCCAAAACGCACCGAGCCAATGCTTGCGGTAATGATTGTATATCTGCATTGCTGTCGGAAAATCAGCATATAGTGAAAAATCAGGAGTAAGGACACATCTGAAACCTTTGAGAATATCAAGATAGGCGGTCGGATTGTTCCAAAGCCTGAGAAATTGATAATCATCAAGAAAGAAATGTACTCCCTTATTCTGCCTGTTCTTTGTCGTCTTTGCATAATTAAAGCCAATAAGTTCAGGAAAATCTGTAATCTTTGAGCCTGTCAGCTGAGGTATATCATATTTACCTGCACCAGCATAAAAGCCGTGCTGTAAATTTTCATAGCGTTGTTTATTATTCAATTCAGCACCGCCTTTTTTTGTTTTCCAACGCAAAAGGCACCCCATAGGAGTGCCTCTTGTGAAAATATTTTAAGGAGTTTTGTAAATGGTGGAGCAGATGTTGAGCTGGCACGCTCTCGACCTGCATTTTTTGCCGCCGCCTGCTCAGCCCTTGCGGCTAGGTCCCGTTAACGTCAGGCTGTCCTGTAAGCCATTAACTCCGATTACACTTACAGCAACACATATTCATGACTATGCGGAGTAGTTTCACTGGTGCAGGCTTTAAGTTCGTGCGCTCTCGACCTGCATACACCGCCCGAAGCTCTAGAATATAGTTCACAGCTTGGCGGTGGTTCAAGTATTATGCTGTTGGCTTTGTCGGGAAACCAACTGACCGTATGGGCAGAACGTGAGCTCATGCACTCACGTTCTGCATAGCCCCTTACGGGGCTTAGAAAATTGGAGGTGACTTCATGAAAGTACAAGTCTGAGGTACATCTACACTTTCCTCAGTTTAAATTATAACACAGTAAAAACCGACAAAACCGACAAATCAAGATTTTTTTGAAATATATCTTTTTATCTTCTTTTCAACTGCGTCCTCTGTGATTCTCCCACCGCTTACCTGCATAGCTATCTGCAAGTACGTCTTACCCTTGATGAATTTCAGCACGAACATTCGCCGTGTCTGATAGTCCTCTATCCCCTTGATAAACTCCTCCACAGTCCTCTGCTCACGCTCTAACCGTGCCTGCTCGCACAGCAATGAAAGCGTATCGCCGCTTGGCAAGAAGCCGTCTATGCGTGTGCTGTGTGGTGTATAGGACGGCGGCGTGCATACGCTGATAGTGTCGGCAACGTACTTGCCTGAAAGCTCCGCCTTGATGTCCTCAATGGCTGAGGCGTTCCTGCGGTAGGCTTTCAGGCGTGACATGGTCATAAGGTCAGCCATTAGCAACACCGTCCATTCTTGCACCGCAGCAAGGGCAGTAGTTAGGCTTTGGCCGAAATGATTCATGAATTAAAGAAATAATTTCTTTTCCACATTCTGAACATTTTATACCTCTAAAATCAAAAGTTTTCCCGGCGTATTCGTAGGCTACAACCATAAACATAGGTTTCCATTTTCCATGTTTGACTTCCTGCACGTCTGCGGTAGGCTGTTCGTTGATTATATCGGCAATGCTGCTGTTATCACCCAGAATGCCTGTTATGCCCTTTTCGTATATCGGCATACACGCCGCTGATAATTCGTTAATCAGATTGTCTGCATTGATGTATCTTGCCATATGTTATACCTCCTCATTATTCAAGCCAGATTTTGCTATATTCGTCGAAACTTCCAACAAGCTTATCAAACGCTCTCACTTCGGTGTTGTATTCATACCAGTCTTTTGCGTCCGCTTTGTCATATGCCGTTTCAATGTCCTTTATGATCTGCAAATATGAGGTATTTTGGTCTTTCAAGATATCAAAAGCAGCTTTCAAATAGTCATATTTGTATTGGACGTTGAGGTAAGACACTGCAAGCCCAAAGCATTGTCCACAAACGGACAGCAGCTCGTCCTTCGTAAGACGTTTAAGTCTCTTTGCGCTCTCACCTGATGCACATTTCGTGTCATATGACGAAAGTGCAAAGTAATCTTCTTCAAAGCTATCATATCCATAGCACTTGAACGGACTATTTCCGTTTAGCATTATTCCGACAAAAAAATCGTCAAAATGTTCTGATACATAGGTATCATTGAGAATGTCCCTCAAACTATCACACTCATATGAAAGGTCTGAAAACATCATTTTAAATTCCTGTTCCTGCTCGTCATCTCCGTCAAGTGCGTTGAGAAGCGTATCATCATCGCTGCTGAAGTAATACTGGTATTCCTCACAAACGGAACTGATGTCGTATAGCTGAGATGTTATTTCCTCAAAATTGAGCTGCGATACAATTGCTTTCTTATAGCGCAGGTTTTTGGCTTTTTCAGCTTTTGTCACTTTTCTCCCTCCTAAAAAGTTACCGTCACATTTAACACAGCCGCTGCTAACCAGTAGACAGCCTTTTTGTAGTCCTTTTGCACGGCGTATGTAACCGCCGCTCCCACGTCTAGCAAAATCAGCAGGAGCGGAAATATGTATTCGGGTTTGATTTTTACCATGTTATCCCTCCTCAAATTCAGGGCACTCAGTCACCGTATACGAATGTATCATACCACCCTTTTGCGCCTCATACATTCTGTGCTGACACGTCCTCCAACCCTCAACAGGTCTGCGGTCTATGGACCATGCACAGCCTGTGAGGTATTCTCCTGTTATCTTATCCTTTGTCGGTACTGCGTGGCGGCAGTGCCAACAGAGGGTGTGGTCAGTGTGTTTCATTCTCACACCTCAACTCTTCCAGCCTACAATACACCAACGTATTGCCACAAGTCTTGTCAGCGATCTCTGCCTGATAGAAGAACTGACCTGTCTTACTGCTCTTGCGGATAATGCACCCTGTCAGTTCGTAGCAATCAGAGCCGTTGTAGCTTACCCTGCGTCCAAGACTTTTCTTTACTTCGTGTATCGTCATAGCTCCTCTATCCTCACATAAATGCCAGGCGTGTTCGCCCAAAACTTCTCGCATATCTCACTCGCCACAAGCTGGTCGTCAGTCCAAAAGCCGCATAGTGTCATGCAGTCCTTGAACATCTTCTGCAGGTTGTCTGTGTCAGGCTTGCTGATCTTGTACTCTCCGTCCTTGTGTTTGCCGTCATTTGGAAACAGCCACTTTGTTATGAGCCTTATCCCACAGATGTATTTCTCAGGCGGTCTGTGCCTTGCAAGGTTTGCCGTGAGCTTTTCTTTTGCCTCCTTGACTTCGGGTGGATCATAAAATATTGGCTTGCCGTTTCTTACCGCCACCTTGTGTTCCTGTGCTGTAGCTGTCGGCGGTATCATTGCCATAAAAAATTCAGTCATCATCTTCCTCCTCGCATTTGAAATCTACTCCGTGCCACTTGTGTGACTTGTCATCATACACCAATGCTCCCGACTGTTTGACCATATCCCAAATGTATTTGAGTACCTGCGGCTGTTTCACGAGCCACCAAAGCGTGCGTGATTTTCGATAGTCGAAATCTTCATTAGGCAGCTTATGAAAAAGCGGTGGCATTTTCTTAGCTGCATTAACAACGTCTTGCCTTGCCTTACTTCTTGTTGCTTTCATCTGCGTGTGCTCCTCTCGTGCGTCATTATTCTGATTACTTTTTCGTCGGGGCAGTTTCAAGCCCCCGACAAAAAGTATTGTTTATAATAATAGATTTGTCTGTCCGTCCGACAAACTCGGTAATTTTCGATATTGTCCGACAAGAAAAAAGTTCGATTTTGTCCTGACACTTTTCGATTTTTTTTCTGTCTGTCTAAAGTTCAAAAATTCGATTTTGTCTTGTCTGTCTACTGAGCTTTTAAGCCGCATTCTCCCTCTTCTATCCAAAAGCCACCATGCTCTTTGAGGTATCTTCCAACGGTCTTTTCGCTCTTTCCTATGTACTCCGCCAGCTCAGAAATGCGGCACTTGCCGTTCTCCTGCACACCGCTGAAAGCTGTTTCAATGCTCTCCTTGCGCTCCTTGCTGCGGTCTTCATTGGTCTTCTTCTTGCTGAAATTCTTTTTCCAATTCGGTGCGATGTCCTCTACCTCGCAGTCTTTAAGCACGCCCACAGTATCCTCTCTGTGAACAGGATAATCAAACCACATATTGAGGGGAGCAAATTTCGGGAACTCTCTCAGAGTACCCTCTATACGCCATGCTGTGCGGTTTCTTACCGCAAGCTTAGCCTTATCTATGTCGGTCATCATAAGCTTGTATGAGTTCGGGTGCAGGTGCTTGTGCGTTATCTCAAGCATTTTTGACGGCGTAACAAGATCGTCCTGTGAACAAAGATCATCAGTATTTCTGTAAAATCTCCTCATCCAGTTCTCACAGATACGGCAAACAGTTTCGTCCTCCTGCTGCTTGTAAAGGCTGTCTGAAATGTCAAGCTCTGAAAGGTCAAGAAGTGCGTCAGGGTCACGGGCGAATACTCCTGAACCGCTGGCTCTGTCCATTGAACGCTTACCGCCCTGCGCTCCCTTTGAGTGGTGGTGGCAGTATATGACCGCACAGCCAAGCTCTGTGCATACCTTGTCAAACTGGTTGCAGAAGTGCGCCATTTGGTCTGCTGAGTTCTCGTCGCCTGTTATGACCTTGTAGATAGGGTCTATTATTACAGCAATGTAATTCTTCTTGCTTGCTCGGCGTATAAGCTTTGGTGCAAGCTTGTCCATTGGTACGCTGTGACCTCTCAGATTCCATATGTCTATGCTGTTGAGGTTATCAGGCTCTAGGTGCATTGCGGTGTACACGTCCTTGAAACGGTGCAGACAAGATGCTCTGTCAAGCTCTAGGTTGACGTATAGTATCTTTCCTTTGGTGCATTGCCAGCCAAACCACTTGACACCCTCAGCTATCGCCACGCACATCTCGATAAGTGCATAAGACTTGCCGGCCTTTGACGGACCTGCAATGAGCATTTTGTGACCCTGTCTGAGAACACCGTCAATAAGTGGCGGAGCAAGCTCAGGCAGGTTATCCCACTCAGCACTCAGGCTCTCAGGGTCAGGGAGATCATCATTGATACTCTCTATGTAATCTTTCCATTCTGAAAAGCTTTCTTTGCCTATGTTCTTGTCAATGATGAACTGTTTCTTGCCGTTCCTCATAACGCCTGGCATACGGCTAAGACGTGAAGGATTGCGGTTTTGTTTATCTATGTCAAGACCGCTTTCCTTGCAGACCTTGTAAAGAAAATCAACACGCCTGCGGTATTCATCATAGTTGGGAGCGTCTATCTTGACGATAGCGTGAACGCTCTTTCCGCCGCTGTATACAAGCACAGCGATAGGAAGTTCAAGCTCTCTCATCACAGCATTCTGCTGTTCTATAGGCATACTGTCGCTTTCAACAAGAGCATAGCGGTAGTCTGTTACATTCTCGTTCTTTACGCCCTTGCCGTCAAGAGGATTGAAGCGGATCCATGCTCCGGCTTCTTCCTTGTAGTCGCCAAACACCGCACCAATGTCGCCGTTGCATTCGCCAAGCCTCTTGATAAGCTCCCCAGCCGTCCTGTCACAGCACCCCTTTGTGGGCAGATACTTGGTCTTGCCGTCCTTTTCGGTTTCCCACGTTTGCGTAACATAGCCCACGTTCTCCCCTGCCTCAAAGAGTGTCTCAAGATAGGTGACTATCTCCTTGACAGGATCCCATTGGGCAGGCTCGGTGATCGGTATGCCCTCACCGCCGTTTACAAGGGGACTGCTTTCTTCTGCAACTATCTCGCCGTCCCAATCGTATGCCTTAAACTCATGGGGGCTGTATCCTCTTTCCTTTGCCATTTGCACGATAGTTCCTGCGGTCACGGGCTGAGCATTGCCGTTAAAGCCTTGCCACTTGCGTTCACACTCACCGCTGTGATAACGGCTGTCTGACCTCGACCAACTGTCCCAATCGTTCACGGAATAGCCCTCGTGCTTGAGAGCCATTCCCACGTTGACCCATTCTTGATAATCACAGCTTGCAGGGTCTATGTATTCAAGCATTTTAAGCAAATTTGTGTTATCCATTCACTTCTCCTTAGTTCTCAGGTGTGTATGTTTTCGGGTCGATATCTCTCGGCACTCTCCAACCATTGGCAGAGATACGGGCTATCATCTTGTTTGCGCTGTCAAAGCTCCAAGAGCCAACGTGTTCAAAACCCTTGCTTTCAAGCAGCCTTATCTGCTTTGGAGTGGTAAGTCCTGCATTGCGGCGCTTTTCAAGTCGGTCAAGGATAAGCTTTGCCTTGCCTGCGTTGTCTATATCATCAGGGAAAATGCCCAGCTTTTCAAGCTTTGCTTTCTGCTTGTCAGTAGCAGGAGCACACTCCCAGCCAAAAGCAGGAACATATGAGGACAAGTCCTCAGCCTGTATTGACATTTCATACTGCAATGGGTCAACGAGCTTTCTCTTGCGTGTTTTCATTTCTTTGAGCTGTTTTGCCAAAGACTCTTCACGCTGTGCCACAACGTCCTCGCTTGCCTGTTTTTCTGCCTCTTCGATATCCACTGCACAACCTGCCTCATTGGCAAGGTTTTCGGTCATTTTCTCAGCGACCTCTTCATTCTGACAGATAAGGTGTGCAGGTCTGCAAAGCTCGTGGCGTTCTGTGTGCCACAGGAAATCAAGCAGCAAAAGCTCTGTCTTTCCCTCGCAAAGTCTTGTGCCTCTGCCTACCATTTGACAGTAAAGTCCACGCACTTTTGTTGGTCTTAGCACGATAACGCAGTCAACTGACGGACAGTCCCACCCCTCTGTGAGGAGCATTGAGTTGCACAGCACATTGTATTCGCCCTTGTCGAAAGCTTCAAGTATCTCCGCTCTGTCTGTGCTTTCTCCGTTGACCTCAGCGGCGTTGAACCCTTTGCTGATAAGGATATCACGGAACTTCTGAGAGGTCTTGACAAGCGGCAGGAACACAACTGTCTTGCGTTCCTTACAGTATTTGAGCATTTCGTCAGCTATCTGATAAAGATAAGGGTCAAGTGCCGTGTCGATATCACTAGCCTTGAAATCTCCTGCCTGAGTTGATACTCCTGAAAGGTCAAGTTTCAGCGGTATGGTGATAGCCTTGATAGGTGAAAGATAGCCCTCTTTGATAGCCTGCGGCAGAGTGTATTCATATGCAAGGCTGTCGAACACCGAACCTAAGTTCTTCATATCGCCCCTGTCAGGTGTAGCCGTTACCCCAAGCACCTGAGCTTTAGGAAAATGGTCAAGCACTCTCTGATAGCCGTCTGAGATAGCGTGATGAGCCTCGTCAATGATAATGGTATCGAAGTAATTTTCCGAAAAGCCTTTGAGCCTTTTCTCACGCATAAGGGTCTGAACTGAGCCTACTACCACACGATACCAAGAGCCTAAACAACTTTGTTCTGCTTTCTCGGTGGCACAGCCAAGCCCTGTTGACTTCATAAGCTTGTCAGCCGCCTGGTCAAGCAGCTCGCCCCTGTGGGCAAGGATAAGCACACGCTTACCCTGCCGCACACATTCTTCCGTAACAGCCGAGAAAAGTATTGTCTTTCCCGTTCCTGTGGGCAGAACTGCAAGGACTTTGTTTATTCCCTCAGACCATTGTTCGAGTATAGCAAGCTTAGCCTCGTTTTGATATGGTCTTAAATTCATCATCAGAACGCACCGGCTTTCCAGCCCCCTGTCTGAGCAGGCTGACTATACTGCGGTGTCTGCGTCTGAGCAGGCTGAACGGTAGTAACATTCTCGTCATAGGCATAGAGCTTTTTAATCTTGTTGGACTGCCTGTCCTCACCGTCCTTGTTCTTGTAGTTGTCAACGTAGACGTGACACTTGCCTTTTTTGCCTGTGATAGCGTTCCAGTTCATTTTCAGCGGCTCGCCATGCTTTTTTAGTCCGAGAGCCAAGAAAAGTGCTGAGAGTTTCCACTCAAACTTGTTGCAAAGGAAGAAGTTTTCTGTTATCTCCACGCTGTCCTCTGCACCCCAAATGGTGAATGTGACCTTTGCCATATTGCAGGGCGGCACTTTTGCCGACCCCTCGTGTCTTGCACGTTCGTACTTTGCAACGGTGAAGTCATAGTCCCCCTCAGGGAGCAGAACAAAGTCCCCACCCTCGTTGACTATCTCATCTTCCCAGCCGTATTCCATAAAATTATCCATAGTGTTGTCCTCCTTTTAAAATGGTACTTTCTGATTTTCCCTGATAAGCGGCAGCATTTGCTCCCAAGCACCTATCAGACAGCCCTGTACAAAGTCGTCAGGATAGTTTGTAATAGGAGTATCATAAGGGAAATAGTTTCTCTGAGATACCACAAGACGTATATCCGATTCGCTTACGTTGTTGGCTCTCATAAGGTCTGCAAGTGCTTTCGGTATGCCCTCAGGGATAACGATAGGTGGTGCAACGTCCTCAAAGCCGCTGAGATCTGTAAGGGGTTCTTCTGCCTTTGGTGCAGCTGTTGGCTGAGCCTGCTGCAATGTCACTGCGTTTGATGTCTTATGAGGTGGCTGCGGTGCTGCTTTCGGCTGTGCAAGCTGCTCTTGCACACGTCTTGGCATCGGCACAGGCTTAGGCATTTCAGCAGGCTGTGTATACGCAAACAGGTGAGCTATACCACTATACTCAAAAGGCATTTCAGACGGAAGTCCGTCACGATTTTTAGCATCCCAGCAGGGGTGATGTGTGGTGTACATTACACGGTCACCGCCCTGAGCCTTGAACTTCTTGCCGTCCTTATCCACAGCTACTGCATATGTTTTGTAGTTTGCAAACAGCACCATATCTGCCCATTCTTTCACAAGAGGCGATATCTGAGAAGAGGTCTTTTTGCCGAGTTTCAGTTCCCAGCGGTCATAAGCACCCAGCTCGTCAGGCTGTTCAAACTTTCTCATCTGAGCGTGAGCCGTAAACACAACGTTGATACCGCTGTCAACTACCTCCTGCAAGAGATTAAGAAACTTGCCTATCTCCTCTTTCTCGTAAACATAGCCGTTGCCGTAGCCGAAATCTTCAATGCCTTTCTTCTGATGTGCCGAGCAGATCGTTTCAATGCAAAGCTGTTCAGCCCAATCAAATGTATCAATGACAAGGGTCTTGCAGAGCCTGCCGTTCATAGCTTCCTTTACCTCGTTTTTGAGCATTTCCCAGCTTGACGGCTTAGGGAAACGTCTGATGTTCAGCTTCTTTGTGCTGCCCTCTGTATCAATAAATACAGGGTCGGGGAACTGAGCCGCAAAGGTGGATTTGCCTATGCCCTCAGGACCATATATCACGACTTTCTGTGCGGAGCTTACAACTCCTGATGTTATCTCATACATTAAAATGCACCTGCTTTCCAAGTTTTCGTTTCTGTGTTTTCTTCTTTTTCGTTGTCCATCGACCTGCCGTCCTCGATAATGATACTGCACTCGTCACCTGTGGAAACTCTTGTGGCTATCGCCTGCAAGCCCTGTGCTTCAAGCCACTTGCCGAAGTCATCAAGGGTATCAGTATCCATTTGTTCAAGCTTGTCCAGCAGGACAAAACCGCAGTCAGGATTGAGTTTTCTTACGATAGAGGTAGCGACGATAAGCTGTTCTGCTCCGCTTATACTGTCCCACTTATGCCCGTTATACAGCAGCTCTCCGTCCTCAACGGAAAGCCCTTCAAGAGGCAGGTCGGCATTTTTGAGCAGGTCAGTTTTAGCCTGTCTTACGTCCTCTATCTGCTCAGTGAGATATGTATACTGTGAACTGTAATCCTCAGCGTCTATCTCAGCTTTTTCCCTGTCAAGATTTGCTCTTATCTTCTTGTTCAGCTCCTCGATATCTGAGATATTCTTTTCAAGCTCCGCTGTGCTTTCGTCCAAGAGGTTTTCTGCGTCAAGGCTTGCAAGCTTGAAGTTGTTCGCTGCCGCTTCATAGCTTGCTTTTGCACGCTCATAGGCAGACTTAGCAAGTTCCAACTGCTTTTCATAGTATTCTTTCTGGTCACGCTTACGCTGATTTTCGCCGTTGCGAGCAAGTATATCCTGCTGCTGTCTGATAAGCTCTGAGGCCGAAACAGGCTCGGCAGGGACGTTTGCATACACAGGCATTTCCTTTGCAAACTTAGATTTCTGGTCAGCTATCCTGCCGATAGCGGTACGCTGGTCATAGAGGGAATGTTCCTCATGCTCCAACTGATAGAGCGTATCGCCCACGCCGATTATTTTCAGCAGAGTTGAAGCTTTTTCCTTGCTTGACTGATTTATGAACTTAGGCAGGTCAAGTGCGAACTGTTCAACGAAGCTGTTCAAAAGCTGCTGACCGCCTTTTTTGCCTGTGCTGTCCGTGACTTTGAGGGAGCTGTTCTTACCCGAACGCTCCACCACGATACCATTATCGAGGGTGATCTTCAAGTGCGGCTCGACAACAGACCCCTCACGCTGAGGAGAGGACGGCTTATACTTATCTCCCCCAAGTGCCCAAGCGATAGCGTCAAGCACAGAGGTCTTGCCCTGCCTGTTCTTACCGCCGATAACAGTAAGCCCATTCTTTGCAGGCTCAAGCTGTACGGCTTTTATCTTCTTTACGTTCTCAAATTCAAGTGAGTTTATTTTTACTGACATTTTTCATTCTCCTTCCACTGGCTTTCCATCCATTCATCAAACTTTTGCAGTTCTTCATCTGTCGGCTCGTCCTCAGGTCTGCCCTTATCAAAACCGAGTGTACAGCCACTTTCAAAACAACAGCCTGCTATGTCGGCAGAGCATTCCACGTCATCGCCATATTTAATATATCCCCAAGCACAATCCTGACAGCACTTCATTACAGGGTCTATACAACGTGTCGGCAAGCCTTTCATTTGCCGTCACCGCCTTTTCGCACACTACTCATCCACGCACTAGCACAGCAGATGTCCTTGTATGTCTCGCCAAGGTCAAAAGCCTTCTTCTCATGTGGCTCCATTTCTTGACGCAGTGCTAAAAGGGTTGACATAGCACTTGTGAGCACTTGACATATATCCGATTTTGTACTATCATCAATTTGAAAAGTGTTTTCTTTTTTCGTTGAGCTTGTGCTGTTGGCAGACAGTGCAGGCTCGTTTTTTATATACTCTGCAAAATATGCACCACACGCAAAATCTTTTCCATCAAGCGGACAACCTTTGCAACTAACAGTAAATTTTGTACAGTAGTTTACCGCCTTTTCAAACTCCTCTTTCGTTATCATCTTTATCCTCCCTTTCAATAGGTCTTACGCTCATATACTGCTTGCCGTCATAGTCCATCTTCTTCACAGGTTCAATCCCTTTCTCACGGAGCGACCTTGCGGCATCGCCAAGCCCTCTGTCGAAATCCTCACGGGTCTTGTAAAATGCACATCTGCGGCAGTAGTCCTTCGTTGGCGTTACTGTCAGCGCACCGCATTCGTCAGACTTGACATTTGAATGGAACACGCAAAGGCTTACCGCCCCGCTGCCATTGTCAAGGGGCTTGTCCCTCTTAAATACCTCTCTCATCACTATCATCGTCTTCGTCCTCCTCAAATTCCTTTTCCCAGTGTCTGTATTCTATCATCAACGCTACGACGCCATACAGTGCCGACAGCACCACTATAGCCGCCGCTATGATACCCACTATGAACAACATTTTACCACTTTCCTTTCATTTCAACTTCGACCTTGACCACGGGTCTGCCTGCTTCTCTCACCGCACGCTTTATGCTCTCCTCTGCTTCCTCGTAGGCAGTTTCTTTTACGCCTACATACCACCTGTACGCTACATACATTGCAAGCACCACAACGAGCGCTACCGCTGCGGCACATCTGATTATCTCTAGTACGGCTATCATTTTCTCACGTCCTTTCCGTAAAGCGTGCGGAGTTTTTTAAGCCTTTTCTCGAAGTTGTCGATATCAATGCCCCACACCTCGTAGGCTATCTCGGTATTGACCGAGTGTGGCAGCCATGACTTCACGCCACGCTTTGCCATTTCTTCCTTAACAGCTTTCTTGATCTTGATAGTCTGCGTTTCACCTGTGCTGAACAGCTCCTTGATATCCGCATTGGTTATTTCGGGCTTTTCATAGTACAGCCGCACTGCCATTTCAATGTCAGGTGACCTCATTTTTATTCCTCCTCGTTTTATATTTTGTGGCTGTTGGGTAGTATTATTGTCCGTCATCGTCTGTCAGCTCAAAAAGCAGCTTGCCTGTCAAAGACCAATACTGCGTGACCTCTCGATATGGGTCATTTTCTTTTCCTGAGCCTTTAAGTGCTTTTGTGACAATGACCTGTCTTGTCATTGCACTGTCGCAGCCCCTCAATTCAATGTTGTTTGTCATTGGTTCACCTTCTTTTTCTGTCTTATTACTGTTGATTTTATACTTACCGTTGCTGTACACGATCTCTACACCGAGTACATCTGCAATGTTTTCAGCAATACGTCTACTGTCATCTACACCGCACATGAATGCTCTGATCGTATTTGCTTTCAGCCCTGATTTTTCAGCAATCTGAGCATATGTTAAGTGCCTTGACTTCGCAATCGTTTTGATGTTTTGCCGAAACTCATCAAACATAATTCCTCACCCCTCATTTTCTGTCCGTTGAATCGGACTGTTAGCTGTTGACATTTTCAGCGTTCTGAGTATAATTAATGTCAAGGACTTCATTGATAGCCGTTTCTATCTTGGTAGACTTTATCTCGCCTGTCATTATCTTATACAGATTAGATGTGTCGAGATAAGTTTCAGGAAGAAGCTTCTTGACTTCCTCAATGAGCCACTTCTGTGTCTTGTTGAGCTTAACAAGACGTACCTTGACTTCCACGCCGTACTCTGTCAGTGGTCTTTTACGTTCACTAATAATTAACACCACCTTTGCACAATGTTTAAAATTACAACTGATTATAGTATTGACTTTTACGGAAAAATGTAATACAATGTATTTGTGAGATAAATTATTACGTTCTTCCGTACTGTCTATGTTTGTATTATATTACGTTTCTCCGTAAATGTCAATAGTTAAATTAATTTTTATTACGGAATGTCGTAAGATTGTACGGTTGCACAAAAATCGAGGTGTAACTATGTCAGAATTGTACATAAGAATTGAAAATCTGTGCAAGGAACATAAAATTTCAATAACGGCAATGTGTAAAGAAGCAATGGTAAGTAGAGGATCTATCACAGATTTGAAACAAGGTAGAAGTAAAACTCTTTCCTCTGAGGCGATTTCAAAGATAGCGAAACTTTTTGACGTTTCAACAGACTATCTCATGACAGGCAATAAGACCGAGTCACAGAGTTCGGATATGGACGATAACATCAAGTTCGCTCTCTGGGGGACGGCAGACGTTGATGATGATGTGCTTGCAGACGTAAAGCATTACGCTCAGATAGCACGGCAGATGAGAGAGGATAAGAAAAATAAAGAATAGAGGCGGTACATATGGATAGTGCTGAACTGCGCAATTTTGCGGAGGGCAGAGACATTATAGTTATTGACGGAAAGCTAAGAAATGAGCAGAAGTCCATATCCATTAGTGATAGGGGACAATGTGCGATTGTGGTAGACTCTAAGAAGATCACCACGAGAGCAGAAGAAACTGTCATAATGGCTCACGAGCTGGGACATTGTGAAACAGGTGCATTTTATAATGAAAGAACGCTGGAGCTTCGTTCTCGAATGGAGTTTCGTGCAGATAAATGGGCAATAAAAAAGCTCGTCACAGAGGACGAGCTGATAGAAGCATTTGAAAATGGTATCCTTGAAATATGGGAACTTGCCGAGTTTTTCGGTGTGACCGAAGATTTTATGGTCAAGGTCTGTGAATTGTATGGATATTATAACAGGGTGATATAAAAAGTCCCTGTCAGCACCGCAAATACTGACAGGGATAGCACACAGAGTTTTCTCCTGCATGATTACAAATACATTATATCACCAATTTAAGACAATGTAAATGATTTCATAAATTGTTTACAAATGTCGATTTATAGGGAGGAAAAAATATGACTTGTCCAAATTGTAAAGGCGAAAACGCACCAGGCGTAGCAGTATGTGAATATTGTGGTCACGAACTTCCGCAGCCACAGAAAATTGATAACCACGTTGAGCATAACAGCAATATCGTTCAGCACATCACATACGTTACAAACGTCCAGCAGGTCGCACCGCAAGCTCCTGTTGAGCAGATAAGCCCTAAGAGCAAAAGCACAGCTGAAATACTTTGCCTGCTGACCTTTTTAGGCTTGGGCGGTTTGAACAGATTTTATGTAGGCAAAGCTGGCACAGGTTTGCTGTACTTCTTTACTTTCGGAGGTTTCTTTATTGGAGCAATAGTTGATATGATAAATTTGTTTCAGGGAAATTTCACTGACGCTCAGGGCAGAGTGTTAAAATAAAATCCCCTGCTAGTATTGTAAATACTGACAGGGAAAAAGGAAGTGTTCATTTGAATATTTTAGTAGATAAATTAACTGATAAGTCAAAAGAAGCCTTTATTATGGCAATAGAAGTATATAATAAACCTTCAATTAAATATAGAGTAGAAGGATTTAGCTTTTTTATATGCAATGCCTGGGAACTTATGTTAAAAGCTCATATGATTAATACGTTCGGAAATGAGAGCGTATACTACAAAGATAACCCAAACCGAACTATTACTTTGGAACTTTGCGTAAAGAAAATATTTACCAATGATAAAGACCCATTAAGAAGAAATCTTGAGAAAATTATTGAATTGAGAAATATGAGTACTCATTTCATAACCGAAGAATATGAAATGGTATACATTCCTCTTTTTCAGGCAACGGTTTTTAATTTTATTGAAAAAATGCAGGCTTTTCATAATATTGATATGACTGAAATTATTCCACAAAATTTCCTCACACTTACTGTAAGCTACAATACCATAGACAATGACGAAATAAGGGCAAAATATCCTCCTGAAATTGCAGAAAGACTAATAGGTACAAATGAGGAATTAACACCTATTATTGACGAAAATAACAGTCATTTTGCTATAAGAGTAAATCATCATTATTACATAACAAAGAAGAAAGACGAAGCCTCTGCGGTTGTTAGGATTGATAATAGTGCAGATAAAGAAATAAAAATCGTAAAACAAATGCAAAATCCTAATGATACATATAAATTTACCGCTAAGAAGTGCTGTTCAGAAATCAATAAGAAACTTGAAAAAGCAAATATAACTATGAAATTTAATATGTATCATTTTAATTTATTTTGCAAGCATTATGAAATTAAAGGAAATGATAAACTCTGTTTTGTTTCAAGAATGTTTTCACAGCCTCAATACAGTTACTCATTACAAACAATAGACTTTATTGTAGACGAAATAAAAAAAGACCCTGAACATATAATTCAGAATCTAAAAGAGAGATTACAAAAAAATAAGTCAACCCCAGGGGCAAAGGAATTCTAAGCACGAATGCCTACTCCCATTCGGGAACCCAGCCTTAATCCTTCACGAGTTAACTTACTTATATGATATCATATGCACATCTATTTGTCAATATGCACTGGCACAAATTCAGCATATTGCATAAAAAAATCTCGCCCCCAAGTGCTACCAACACTCAGAGGCGAGCAGAGCAGATACTACCAATATCAGCTCGATTCAAATTCACACTAACCCATTAAGAAAGGGCGAATTCTGCCCTTTTATTGTAGCACACTTTCGAGGAAGTGTCAAGAATAGGAGGAATATTTATGCCGATCTACAAAATGACAGACAAGAACGGAAAGAACATCAGAAAAGACGGTCTGCAAAAATATCGTGTGCGTGTCAATTATAC